TGCTTTCTTCGAAGTATTGGACGGTCACAGTTTTTCCGATTAAGTCCTCGGGATTTTCATAGTAATATTCACGTTGTTCTTTTGAAAATCCAGAACCAACAGATACCCGACAGCCTTTATGTTTAATTACGATACTGCTTAGACATTCTTTTTCAATCTGCTGTCCGTTTTCAATCCAACGAATAATTCCATTATGAGCTTCAAGAACTTTATATTCCGCATCATAAAATTTCTTTACCTTTAAAAGGTTATGCGATCGTGTTCCTTCGTATCCTATATTCTTTCTTAGCATAATACCTTCATACCCTTCATTTTCAGCATCTTTAGCCATTTCAATAAACTCTTCTTCTGAATGAATTGACACCTGATCAATGACAGTAAGAGTATCAAAATTGCCATCCCACACAGTTTGAATAGGTACACGAATATATCGGTCATATAGCGGTGTAGTTCCTGTCTGTGTATCAAATTCATCCAATGTAAGACAGTCAAATATCAGAAACTTTGGATTTTCGATAGTATGATTCTTTCGGCGGATTTCTTTCATAATGCCTTGGAAATCTTCCTTGCCATTATTATTAACAATACAGACTTCCCCGTCCAAAACAAAGTTACCTGGTATTTTTGTAATGTCTTCAGCAATTCGGCCTAAGGTTTCAAATTCTTTTCCGTTTCTTGAAAAGAATGTTACAGAGTTTCCTTCCTTTCTGCATATACAGCGAACTCCATCAAGTTTTCTGGATCCAAACCATTGTTCAATTCCAAAATTCACTCGCTTTGAATCATATGGGTGGGCGAGTGCTACTTTAAATGTAGGTACGATATTTGGAACAATCTTTAGAATCGAGGTAATAGAAGCTCCTATCCGTAAATCACGGTCAAGGATGTTATGAACAATTGCAGTCTGATCTTTAGTAAGATCTTTTGTAAATGCATTCACAGCCTGAACGGCGGCATGACCAGTAATGTTTCTTTCCGCCAAGTCATCCAATAGTTGAAAAAGATCTGGGTACATATTTTGCGGTGCAATAAGATCTTTATTCTTTTTAAGAACCTTTGTATGAACTCCGTACTTTTTGAAATGATTGTATGTATATTTGAAAACCTTCAAAAGGAATTCATCATTAGACCATTTCTTAAGAATTTCAAGTTTTGCATTACCTGATGATGTTTGGTTCATCTCATCAAGAAATCCTTGAATGCGATTAAGATTTTCTTTAAATTGTTCCATGTTTATTGTTGGATTAATACAGTATAAATATAATACATTTTTACCAGATTGTAAAATCTGGAATGTTAAATTTATGTTAAACTTACATGTAACTTGATGACAGTTCCTTTAGATGATTAAGCAGACTTATATCTTTAATCTTATAAATGACTTTCATCGCATCTTGTGTCCGTGGAAAGTAAATAACTTCTCGTCCATTTCGATTTCTTGCTGTTTGGTACTTAACATCAACAGAGGTGTCCATCGCATAGACCCACCCACCTTTAAGATCGTGAATTTGTTTAGGTGGTACTGAAACCCAAAATACATATCTGCATGATAGGAGCTTCTTTAGTTGATTAGGTGATACTGCAAATGCATCGTGAATAAGATATGGTACCTGGCACTTAATTTCAACCTTCTTACCGTTAACAAGCATATCTTTAGTAGGATCAAATACATTAAGGGATTCCTCGACAGAATAGCCGGAATCCCTTAATACTTTTGCTACGATTCTTTCACCAAGAAGTCCTAATAAGACTTTTTTATCACTCATCGCTCAAGTATTACAAAATCACCAAACTCTCGATCAAATACTTGTAGGAGGTGTTCATAATCGCCGTCCATCATTTCATTAATGAGATCTTGGCATTTAGCCGAATCCCATCCTAACTGACGACCAAACCTTATGGCCATCCCCATTAGTACAAATGCATTTCCATCAGGACCAGTGAGATCAATAATGATAGGACCTTCTTTTGTTTGTTTACTTCTAATCATGTTACATACATTTATATGATTCAGATTGAGTCCATTTTTCGTACCATTCATTGTGAGCTTCAGTCACTTCAGATTTTTTAATACCTTTATGATAAATGTGGCCGCCAAAAATAGCACCTAAATTAACCTTATTCGTAGAGCAGCGTGTTACCCGGTAAAATCCACCTTGGTATTTTACAATTGATCCGGTGTTGATTTCCATAATCTTTATTGTTTTATTGTTACAGTATAAATATAAAACTTTTTGTTGGGATTCTAAAACTTTCTGTGTTAAATTAATGTTAATCTTTAATTGTGTTTAAAACTTCTTTTAGTTTTGCACACTTTTCATATTCTTCACGAGTTTCAAAGTATGCAATGATTCTACGAATGCCTTCGCGCTTTTGTTCAGGTGGAATATTTTCATCATCCAAAAGACCTCCTGGAAAATTTATAAGTAACCCATAACACATATTCATAAAAATGCCAGGATCCTTTTCAATAATTTCACCCAAGTAGTTTCCAAGTTCGTTAAAGTCCATTAGTTCTTATTTTTTGTAGTTCAGTAAATAATGAGATTTCCCTTTCAGATAAATCTGTTGGCAGTGTGACAATAACCTTAACATGAAGATCATCGTATTCGTCTTCTTTGCCAAAGATAGGAAAGCCTTTACCTTTAAGTCTAAGTATAGTTGCGTTTTGGGTTCCGCTTGGTATATTATATCTTATCATTTTACCAAACACATCTATCGTCATTTGTCCGCCCAGAATTGCGGTATATAAATCAATTTCATGAATAACATAGAGACCATTTTCATTCCTAAGATACTTATCATTCTGAAGTATACCAACTGTAATGATTAGATCACCATTTTTATCTTCTGTGATTCCTCTTTGGCCGTGTCCTTTAATTCTTAGTTTTTGGCCATCCTTAATGCCCTTAGGAATCTTTATTTCAATTGGCGTAAGTCCTATTTGTATTTTTCTTTTACAACCTTCATAAGCTTCTTGTAATGTTATGTCTATGCTAGCCTTAACATCCATTGCTTTACCACCATATCTCCTATTGAATTGATTGGCATAAGAATCCCATCCACCAGCGAATCCTCCATACTTACTAAAGATATCATTAATATCAAATTCAAACTCAAAGTCAGTATGACCAGATTGTTTTGATGTAGACTTCCTATTAGGATTGGTTAACTTATCATATGCATCTGAAACCTCCTTAAACTTCTCTTCATCTCCACCTGGTTTATCAGGATGATATTTTATTGCAAGTTTTCTATATGCTTTCTTTATTTCATCCGCAGTTGCCCCCTTAGGAACTCCCAGTATTTCATACGGTGTTTTGTTCATTATCTACATAAATTTCATAACCTTGTCTGACTGCAAACGAAATAAAACTATCAAGCCCATTTGAATTAATCCACACAGACTCTTCCAGTTTAAATCCACCCTTTACTCTTTTTGTGTAAGCTTTATTCAAAAACCATCGCTCATCGTCTTCCCACCACAGATAAATTCTTTGCCAAGATTTAGATTTCTTTAAATAGATCTTTTTATCTTGGTTTAAGAAATCTCTTACTTGATCCTCTGTTATCTTTTTATCATTTGTCGGCATAGTTTGAATTAATTTCTTTAAGCTGTGCAAGCTTAAGCTTTTCATCAAGTCGGATTCGTCGTTCCTCTAAGCGATTAGATTCTTCTAGTTGTTGACCAATTTTATCTAATGCTTTGATTAGTTGTGGAATATGTTTATCGTAAAAATCGATACCGCGACGCGTCTTATTAAAGTCTGACATTGTGAGTTTATTATTATATGTATAAGAGTATCTTTGTTTACGATATATAAAAAAACAAATTCAATGAAGCAGATCAAGAAGTTTAGCGACTTTATAAACGAAGAACTTGTGGCAGTGGGATTTGGGCCAAGTACATTAGCCCCATACTCAATAGGCTCAGGATATCCAACAACAGGATATAGTATGACACCAATATCATTTAAGGTTGATGATTTAGGTTCGTCTGTTGCAAATGAAGCATTAGCGTATGAAGGAAATGAAAACCCAGATCATACTGCCGAAAGCTATCTAAAAGAAGCAAAAAAGTACATTAACGATAAACTTGATGAAATCTACGAATCATCGTGTGGTAAGACTAATGAAGCAATGGTTCAAGTTGCCGGCAATAAAAAACCTTCAGGAGCAAAAGTACTTGCCTCAGTCATAGTTGATAAACTGGAAGAAGCAAAGGTACTTAAGCCTGGCACTAATATCAATGCAATTAAAGATGCAGTACAAATGATAATCATGGATAGTACATTCTGATAAAAGTAATGTAATATGAGAAAAATTTCTTCTTCATCATACACAACATCTGGTAGTAATGTTAAAAGACCAGGTGTTCATTCTGAAACGAAAAGTAGTTCTAATAAGAAATCCAAAAACTACAAAAAACCATATAAAGGACAAGGGCGATGATACCAGATTTTAATGAATACTTAAATGAAGCTGATGATTATGAATATGATCCACAAGAACATGCAAAAAGATTAGCAAAAAAGAAAGAAACAAATCTTAGACGATATCGAGCAGCACAGGATCGTGGAGATAATTATGCAATTAAGTATTATGAACTAAGAATACGATTAGATGATATTGAAAGTGAAAAACTTAAAACTAAGATGGCGATTGAACAATTAAAAAAGAAATTTGGAAAAAGTGAATAACGATTTAGAAAAGATAAGACATTATCAAGGAACAATAGCAGACTTTAAAAACTTCTTTGATCAAAAGGCTAGTGAAACTATGGGAAACCCTGAAAACACAAATGCATATGATACTCCAGAGTATCAAGGGTTTAATGACGTACATCCTACTCGCGGACCTAAAACGTCTCCTCACTGGGAAATGAGTGAAGGTATTGACCGAGAAGTTGGTCATACTGACGATGAGCCTGGTATGATTGCCGATGACCTAAGA